TGTAGTTATATATATATTAGCCCTTAAAAAAATATGGGACTCAAAGAAGATAAGGACGAACTAAACGAACGCATTTACTCAGCCATACGTGAGCGGGCTGCTGATGCAGAGTTACGCAAAGTCAAGAGCTTATCAAGATACGATCCAGACAAGGTCGCCAAGATCCTGTACCTGTACTCAATGGGCAAAAGCCAGACGCAGATAGTTAAAAAGTACGATATCAATCGGTATATGGTCATTAAGGTAATGGTGGAGTACGCTGACCACCTTGGCAATCTAAGGGAACTAGCCGGCAAGATGGCTGCTGCTAATTACGTGAACCTAGCGTCCTTGGAGGAGGATCTCGTTGAGAAAGTACGCGAGCGTATGCAGGATGATCCTGAGATGAAGGTATCCTTCAAGGATATCAAAGAGGTCAGTATAGCCAAGAGTAACGCCTTCAGAGAAACAATGACAACTAGGGGCGAGGCTACGCAGATTACTGAGGACAGAAAGGTATACACCCAGGAGGACTACGAGGCAACCATCAAGGCAGCTAGAGCAAGGATTGAGGAAGCAAAGAGGATTGATGCGGAGGTAGAAGATGTCTAGGTCAGTATTAGATAGTAGTTACGAACCCATCTATGACCAAGTTCGGGGCATACTTGGCGAGCACTTTGATCATTTCTGCTTCATAGTAATGAACGAAAAGGGCGAGGTATATTTTGATTATGATCATCTTCCAAGTGGAAGGATGCTGATAAATGAGATGCACCAAGAAGTAAAGACGGATTCACCTGACATTGATTGGGACTTCAATGAAGAAGATGACGATGGAACTACAGTAAGTTGAGTACAATAAAAAATAAAGTCATAGCCGTTTGGTTTAGTTGCGGTGCAGCAAGTGCTGTAGCAGCTAAAAAAACCATCGAAAAGTACGGTACAAATAATACTGTACGAGTAATAAACAATCCTGTAAAAGAAGAGGATGATGATAATCAAAGGTTTCTTTTGGATGTTGAAAAATGGCTAGGTATAAAAATAGAGAAGGCTATTAATCCAAAGTACCCAAGTTGTAGTATAGCTGATACATTTGTTACCAAGAACGGAAAGGGCTATATGAGTGGCATATATGGCGCTCCTTGTACTCTGCATTTAAAGAAGAAGGCTCGCCAACACTGGGAGTCTGAGAATCATCACGATTACATAGTTCTTGGTTTTACTTATGATGAACAAAAAAGGCACGATAGATTCGCCTCGTACGAAAGAAGTAACATACTTCCAGTGCTTATTGATGAAAGAATAAGTAAAGCTGATTGCTACCTAATCATACAAGATGCTGGATTGACTTTGCCTAGGATCTATAAACAAGGATACCCAAACGCTAACTGCATAGGATGCGTAAAAGCCACAAGTGTTACTTATTGGAATCACGTAAGAAAAATGCACCCAGAGGTGTTCAAGGATAGAGCAGTAAAATCAAGGGAGTACGGCACTAAGTTAGTAAGACTTAAAGGTAAAAGAATATTCTTAGATGAGTTACCACCTGACGCAGTAGGTAGACCAATGAAAAATATGGAGGTGGAGTGCGGAATATTTTGTGATATGAAATAATATGGAACTACAATTTACTAAGCACCCAATACTTCAAAGACCCTCTGACGAGGAGATCGTAGCCCTTGGTGAGATTGATCCTAAGTTATTACAGGATCTACACGAAGCTCACGAGGGCAGAATACGCGCCTCTGAGAGTGACCCAGTTCGTTATGGCTTTGACCTAGATGGTTGGGGAAGGATGCGTAAGGGTATTGAGCAGTACAATGAGTGCTTAGTCCTTGGTGGTAACAGAAGTGGTAAGACTACTGGATGCGCCAAGATGGTTATGCAATCAGTAATGAACAACGAGGATGGTCATATTGTATGCTTCAGCCAGAACGCTGATACCTCAGTAAAAATACAGCAATCCGCTATATGGGAGATGATGCCCAAGGAGTTCAGAAGGAAGACCAAAAGTACAGAGGGTTATATTAACTTCAGTATGCAGAATGGCTTCACTGGTTCATCATTCATCTTTCCTGATACGAGGACAAGAGTGGACTTCAAGACCTATACGCAGTTCAGTAATAATCAGACTATCTTGGAGGGCTTTGAGTTCGGCTTCAAGAGAACCAATGGCTTGAACATAGGCGCTTGGTTGGATGAGTACTTAGGTGATGCTGCACTTGTAAACACTCTACGCTTTCGATTAGCTACCAGGAACTCAAAACTAGTAATAGGATTCACTCCTATTGATGGATATACACCATTTATCTCTGAGTACCTAAAGGGCGCGGAAACATTGGAGACCAAGGATGCGGAGCTTCTTGGCGGCAAGGCATTGCCTATTGTTCAGTACAGTACAGGTAGGGATGCTGCAGTTATTTATTTGCATTCAGACGAGAACCCATTTGGGGGATATGATAGAATACAAAAGGATCTAAGGGGTAGACCAGAAGAAGAAATACTTGTTCGAGCCTACGGAGTCCCAGTCAAATCAATGGCATCCCTTCTGCCGTTGTTCAACACAGAAGTAAATGTATTATCCTCTTTACCCAACAAATACGGAAGAAAATTTCCGGATATTACCGATCAGTCCAGATACAGTTGTTATCAAGTGGTTGACCCAGCAGGAGCGCGAAACTATGTTGCAATCTGGGCAGGAGTTAATCGAGAAGGTGAGGTCTATATCAGGCGAGAGTGGCCTGATCGTGATACATATGGTGAATGGGCAGTTTTTGGCGATCCAAAGTGGAGATTTGGAGCAGCTGCAAAAAAAGTTGGCCACAACGTAGAGAGTTACGCGGAGTTATTCCGTGAGATTGAGGATGAGTTAGGTATACAAGTAATCGAGAGGATTGGGGACTCAAGGTACTTCTCAAGGGAGAATGAGAACAATGATGATCTCTTCACAGCCTTCTATGATTACGGTATGCACTTCGTGCCAAGTGACGGCAGGATGGAGGAGATAGGCATAGCTGCACTTGATGAGTGGTTCAGTTATAATCCAAATATGGGCATCGATGACGCTAACAAACCCTTATGCTACATACATAAGGACTGCGGCAATCTGATTGATTCCCTTATTAATTACAATTCCAAAGGAAAAAGTGATGAACCCCTAAAGGATTTCTTTGACGTTCTACGGTACTTGCGAATGGCAAATGCTGGAGAGGGTCCTGATCATTTGGATAAACGTGATTTACTAACAACTACAAGCAACAAGGGAGGGTATTAATGCCTAAAAGAAGATTAACAGAACTAGCCAAGGAGTACAACGTACCCTTTGAAGAATTATTAGAAATGGTTTACCATAAGATGGAAGAGAGTATGGTAACTGGAAGGGGTAAGAACCTATGGATAAACGAGGAGGGTCAAAGCATATTGGACGACATAATTCCAATGCCTATACTGTACAGAGGTAAGGTAATCCAACAACCACCGAACCCTAACTACGTTACTGTTTACATCAAAGAGATAAGCAAGAAGGTTTACGTAAAAATCCCATTGAGAATGAAGGGTCGCTTACTTGATAAAATTATTTATATTGAAGGTGATAATAGTGGACCAGAAACTAAATATAAATGGGTAAAAGCACCGGATCGTATTTGATACATATGATATTATAGGGTACTAATATGCAAAGCGATAATATTTCTGAGGCACTTACGTATCTTGATAAGGAGCCAAGTATAAAGACGCTTCGATACGCTTATGAACAGACTGTAAATGAGCTTGAATCGTACTTTGATCTGTGCCGTAATTCTTATGATGATCGTAGGAACTTTTGGCCAGGCAAGAGCCGTGATCACAGAAAGCACGGTTCTGATGCATTTCCTTGGGAGGGTGCTTCTGACATTGAGGCTCATACGATTGATGAAAGAATTACTCGTCTAGTTTCATTGTTCATATCATCCTTAAATCGTGCGAACGTAAGAGCATTCCCTGTTGAGTCCAATGACGCAGCTAGGGCAAAGATAGTATCCAGTTTCTTAAAATGGATGATTAGTTCAGGATACATAGCTAGATTCAAGAAGGAGATGGAGCTAGGTGCTAATTATCTTTTGGAAAGAGGTATGCTTATTACCTACATTGGTTGGCACAGAGAGGATCGTAAGTTTCTTCAAAATCTTGATTTAGAACAAATTGCTCAAGTAAATCCAGAAATAGCTGAGTTAGTAAGCACAGGAGAGAATGATGAAGAACTAACAGCATTAATGGAAGTAAGTTTCAACGGAGTAACAAAGAAACGAGCTAAACGCGTTCTGAAGCAATTACGCAAGACTGGCGCTGCAGAACTCCCTATAGTACGTAGACAGATAGATGCCCCGGAAGTAAAAACATTAGCACCTGATGGTGATTTTTTCTTCCCCCCTTATGTTACTGATCCACAAAGAGCGCCTTATTGCTTCTGGAAGAGTTATTATACGCCACAGGAACTTGAGAATAAAGTAATGACTGACGGCTGGGACGAGAACTTCGTGGAGTACGTTATTGATAAGTTCAGGGGCGTGAACGTGGATTCAATCGAAAGGGAGCAAGAGGGACGTAGAAGCATCAGTCTTACGGACAATGCTTACGAGGCTAATGAACTGATTGAACTTGTTCATAGTTACCAACGCTTGATTGATAGAGAGGATGGCTCAGAAGGTATTTACTGCACAGTATTCCATAAGGAGTTCGATGGTACAGAGGGTGTTCCTGGTTACGCTAAGTTCGAGCTAATGAACGGTTACGAAGATTATCCTGTAGTCGTAAGTAAATTATCGGAGGACAGCAAACGCTTGTACGATACTCAGACTATCCCAGATATACTTAGAGGTATCCAGAATCAAGTAAAGATTGAAAGGGATTCAAGGATTGATCGTAACAGCATAGCTACACTTCCGCCTATACTTCACCCAGTTGGTCAAGCACCAACGGATTGGGGACCAGGCAGAATGATACCTTATCGTAGGAAGGGTGATTTGGACTTCGCCCCTACACCACCAGCACCTACTGGTTCAATTGAGATTGAAAGAACAATGGAAGACCAAGCGGATAGACTTTGCGGATTGGATGAAACATCCGCAATCAGCCAAGTACGCAAGCAGTTCTTGGTTGATAAGTACCTACAGCACAGCGCCGAGGTAATCAAGATGTGCTTCAAGTGCTTCCAGCGTTTTGGTCCTGATTCAGTATTTTTTAGAGTAACTGGTTCACCTGATCCAGTAGCCTTCAACAAGGGTGATCCTAATGAGAACTTCGATATCGTGATAAGTTACGATGTACTGAACTCTGATCCAGAGACACAGCAAAATAAGTTACAGCAAATGGTTGCTCTTACTCAGCTTGACAGAAGCGGACGAATTAATATCAATAACCTGCTGGACATAGCTGCGTTCACAGTTGATCCAGTTCTAGCAGATAATATATTACAACCCATAGAAGCAGGACAAGAACAAGTCGTTCGGCAGGTTACTGATGATCTATCAAAGATATACGCGGGCATCGAAATGCCAGCTCGCCCAAATGGGGCGCAGATCGCTATGCAGGTTATTCAGCAGTACGGCTCTCAGCCTGATATTACTGAGCGCTTGCAAGTCGATGAAGCCTTCAGAGGTAGACTTGAGAAGTACGCTGGTCAGTACACCTTCCAAATGCAGCAAGCACAGAACGCAGAAATTGGACGGGTTGGAACTGACCCAGCCCAAATGGGCAACATTCAGACACAGGGCATTTAGTATGGATAAGGCTAATATGACTCCTAGTCAGTACGCAAGTAAAAGGGCTAAGGAGATTGAAAGGATAAACAAGAATAATCGGATAAACGAAGTAGGTCGTACTATACAGAAATACTTTGGTACTGAGAACCCTTTCGTGGCTACTGCTATGCTGGGTAACATAGATGTAGAAACAGGAGGTAGCTTTGACTTCAAGCAAAAGCAGTACGAT